CAACAGTTGTCCATTCACGAGCACCCAAACATATTGAGCATCTGTGGCAGTGCGTCTCAGTCTAATTAGCCCATTTTTTAAATTTTGATATTGGAAATAATCAGAAGATCCCACTATGAGAGTGTCTCTGGCTACCACGTCATAATTTATTCTATCTATTTGTAAAATATCATGATTGCTGAATTGATAAACTTTAATATTTGCGGCATTCGCAGGCGCAGTATCCAAAGTCAAAGTATTATTGACCACAGTGTAATCGCCGTCGTTGAGTACAAAAATTTTCAACTTGTCTCCAGTGAAACCCACGCCTGGTCTTAAATTAATACTGGTTGCTGTGATATTCCATGTGTAATCAGCCACAGGAACTTCAACATTATTTAGAAAGACTTTCACATTGGAACCTGCTACCGAACCAGCAGGCTGTTGCCACTTGCTGAGATTGTATGTGCGTATAGATGTCTGCACGTCAAACGTCTGATTGTAACCTGCATTTAATATGGCATTACCGACCTTAACTATCACATTGTTTGTGAGTGGTTGTTGATTGAAAGGAGTCTGACTGAGAGTAAACACTACAGATGATCCATCACCAATGAAATCATCCATGATCACTTCACTGAATACTTTGTTGGCACTGGCATATATCACATAGTTGATCACACTGCCAGCTGTTGGTGGCACAGCAAATTTAATTAAGATTCTGTTGCTGGCTTGATAACTGCTATCTGTCTCTTCCAACACATAAGATAACTCTTCGCCATTGACTCGTACAAAAGACGTGTAATCTGAGTTAAATTGTGCTCTGGTCACAAAGATAAATGTGCTGCCATCGCCAATAAATTTATCTGTGTCCACAATCTTTTCACCGTTGATACCCATGGTCACAATATTCACAGCAAGACCGGCCGCTGGCAGCGTGTTAAGGATCACAGTTTTATTTTCATAATCAGTGGTATATTGACTGTTATCTAAAATAATGTTATTCAATTTAACAAACACAGCTTGCTGGCTTTGTGGTAATGAATCTATGGAATAATTTTTGTTTACTCCGTCCGTGCGATAATTGTAACTGAAAATCCTTGATCCAGTGTCACCTGATCTGTCATAGACCTGTATGTCTAGAGTATCCAACACCTGTCCAGGAACCAGTTCTTCTGGTCCTTTGCTGGTTGTGGGTGTGACGAATCCATCGCCATCGATCAAAATGTCCTGCGCCAGTATGCCTGTGGCAGTGGTATAACCTAGATTACCTCCTGATAGCAACGTGTCATACTCGTCTGGATCTGGTAGAAAACTGCCATCGCTGGTGCTTTTACGTATCACTATAATGTCATTGGTTTCCGGGTTAATCGATTGTTCGTCGATCTGCACCTCTGTGGTGGATCCATCACCTATTATGGTCTGCATTCTAGCGTATGGATTAGCCAAAGGTCTGCGCAGAGTCATGCTGCCTGTGTCAGTTAGAACTCCTCCAAAAATTGATCCTCCTGCTGTGGCACTGATTGTGAATTGAGTAGGTCCAATGATATCTTTGATAAAATAGATGGTTGGGTTGTTGGCAGTGTTTACTATACCTCCAAACACTGTGCCGTTAAAAATTATTGGCATATTGGCTGCTAAAGTACTGGTGCTGTTCACAGTGAATTGATTGGTGCTGTCATCAGCCGCTGTGACAGTCAAAGGCACAAATCCATATAGAGGATCATCTATTCTCACCGGATTGCTGTCAGATATTATCACGGTTGTGCCAGCCAAAGGAGCTGTGACAAATTCGATAGTTTGATTGTTTGAATTCAGTGCATATAAATTTTTGTCGATGATGATACCATCCACTCGAACCAACACATTGTTTGACACTGGTCCTCCCAATCCAGGATAATTGAAGCTGGCATAAGAGTAAATCTTGCTGCTGCCATCTGCTGTGTGTGTGCGAGCTCCTCTTCTATACACGTTGTAACTGACTCCAGCTGCCAAAGGTTTGGAAAGTTGAAATTTATTTGTGCTTTGATCCAGAGTGAATACTTCATCTTCATAGCTGGTATCATATGAATCAAAAAGCCCTATCATGAATGGACCACTGCCATAACCTCCTAAAGTAGGAAAATCAAAACTACGTATTTCAACTCCACCATAGTCAATGCCATCGATCAGTTGTGCTAAATCCTTGCCCAACATGCCTGTGGTTGGTTCATACAACAGATTCACACGATCTTGCGTCTGCAAAATATTGGCATCAATTTCATACTGAATAACAATTGTGCTGCCCAATGCGGGTGGGACATTGAATGTAACTTCACCTTTGTATCTCACATAAGAGTTTGTTAATTGATTTGTGACTACTATATTGCCTGCCACTGTTTGCGATCCTAGAGGGGATGCCGAGGTCAGATTGAAACTGACAGAATTCAGTGTACTGTCAGTCACAATGTGTATTCCATTGTAGCCCAAAGGAGTTATTCCCGATACTTTAACAGTTTGACCCTTGATGAAAGCAGGAGTTATCTGTGCAGCAAAAGTTAATGTTGCAGTTTGACCATTGCTGGACGCACCGGTGGTTTGCACTGGTGCAGATGTGTATGTGGTAGCAGTGTCCTGTGTATTAGCGTACACATATTCGCTGAACAATGCTCTTTTCTGATTCACAGTCACCATGATCTTGTTAGATTTGAGATTTATAGGCCATTTGAGATCAAAGTTAAATTTAGAACCTGTACCGCTGAAGGTTTCCGTCTTGCTAAGATTTAGTATCAATAATTTGCTGGTGGTTCTGTCAAATTTTACTCTCATGTGTGTGGTTTTGATCAATGACCCGCCTAAAACGCAGGTTGCTTTGGCTGTTCTTCCTGTGTTGCCGATGCTGCCAGATATAATCACTGTAGGAGCTGATAGATACCCAGATCCAGATTTGATAATTTTTATTCTTGTGATTTTTCCGTTGGACACATAGGCCTGCGCCTCAGCACCACTGCCACCACCACCGGTGATTGTGATGTTAGGCACGCCCAGATATCCCAGTCCGGCATCTGCTAAATTTATGGATATAATTTTAAATCCTACATTGTCGCTCCAATGTTTATTGGGATAATCGCTGGTTAGATTAGAGTTTGTAATCTGATTATTGTTCACTTGTGCCACACTAGCTTCAATGCTGTTGGTTGCAACACTGTAAGTGGGTGGTAAATCAAAATCTGTAGTAAGAGATTGTGATTGCTCATTGGATTCGTATGAACTGATATATTCTCTCACTTTAGTCTTGTAGGGTTTGGCTTCGTTCACAAAATCTTGATAGTTGGAAAGATTATCATTTTTAAACACTGTCTTCTGTGATAGTTCGCCCACATTGTGAGTGGCTGTGACAAAACTGGTTTTGAAAGCCCAATCCACAAATAATTGCTCGTTGAACACATATTTCATACTGGCAAAAAATAGTTTATTGTATTCCACAGCCAGCTCATCAATAAAAATTTTATCACGCACGGTTTCTAATATGATGCGCGATTCTATCAAAGGTTGACTGTCATACAAAGTTAAATCAAAGCTATTGCTATTGTAACCGAGATTGGCAGTGGTGTTGTCATACAATTTGCTGTTAAATTGTATGGTACCATTTTGTCTGCCAATAGTTTCGTAATTAATTGTGTAGTCAACATTGACTTGATCATCAATTTTTTTCAGTAATAGCCATCCACCTATGCCAACATTTTCAATTTTTACCACGTCACCGATGGAGATATCGAACAATTGTAGCTCATAACTGGCAGGAACCAAATGATTTATTTCAGTAAATTTATTGTAGCCTTCTGCATACCAATCCACATAGGACCAATATAGATTCACATCAAATGTTTGAGACTGTGCTCTCTGCCACAGTTCTTTCGGATCATAATTATGTATTGACCATTTATTGTTCACAGTTGTATCGTTCTTCACCAGCACGCTGTATTTTCGCACAGTGATACTTGCGGCATCACTATAATTCTGTCCTTGCTTATCCACTGTGGCTGTGATAACCTGTCCTACTGCATTTATAGTTAGAGTGATTTCTGCACCTGTGCCAGTGGAATCTATAATTTTGTATGTGGGCACCACAAGATATCCATATCCTTGTTGGATTATGTTCACAGATATTATACTTCCGTTGCTGATAACCAATTGCAACTGAGCTTGTTTTATTCTAGTGGCATTAATAAATTGTAATTCTAGCAGTGTGTCTTTGACTTGATCATATAATCTAGTCACCGTGGATGGAAAATTTTGCAAGGTAGACAGATCTGTTAAATCACGATCTTCCGCAATTTGATATTTAATCATGACCGAATTTATTCGCTCAATCACTTGTTTGAATGCTTCAGTTTTGTTAACGAACCAGCTCTGTCTTGGTCTTCTCAGTGTGCCATATCTATATTTGGGACTAAGATTAGGATCTGGTACAGGTCTAAATTGTTCGTCAACCCCAATCAGACTGTTGAACCAAACAGCCTCAATCTCTTTTTTAGGAAAACTGTAGCTGATACCTTCGCTGACCAATTGATACTGATTGTGACTATTGATGTTCTGATTGTCTATAGTCCATAATTTAAAATTAATTGCAACATCTTTGTTGACCAATATATTGTTGCAGTTGAATAAAGAAAACTTATTCTCTGACAGCATGGCCACAAATCTATACAATTGTTTTTTGGGATCTTCAATCAATCTAGCCACATCAAAGGCAGACAGTTTTCTAAATTCATAATTAGGCAAGGTTTTTTTATTTTTTACCCAGTAGTAATATCTATTGTTGAAACTATCTGATATGAAATCATAAGTCTGTTGGCTGACATACACAGTGTTGTCATATTTTGTGTTGCCACTGATGCCTTTGGCGATACCTTCCTTGGTCTGACTGAGTTGATTCCATTGTTCTGGCAGATATTCAGATTCTACCCATTCATACACATCCACTGAAGATCCTGGATATATTTTGTTCCAATAATTGGTTTGGAATATGATGTTGACCTGATAAGGATCATAAAATTTCACAGTGCTTAGATCCCACCATAATCTGCCCACTTGAAGTTCTCCCCAAATATTTTTTACATCCACGCTCACAGTCGAAGTGCCTGTGTTGTATATTGCTGGATCATAGTATGTTTTGTAAAATAACTCCTGTTCGGCTGTGCCAGCTATTTTTCCTTGTATAGGATCGATATAATCTAAATTCTGTGAAATAAAGTTAGAGCGCACATTGTATAGGAAAATGCTTTTGATTTTTTCTACGTTCACAGGTTCTAATGGATATTTGTGTGTGGTCCAGCTGGCAGCATTATATCTTTTAAAGTCCACAACCAAACCATTAATAGCATTGCCATTATCAAAATCTGGCAGAGCCACGTACACGTGATTGTCAGAAATTAATATATCCTTGCCAAAATCTGTGAAGATTTCATTGGCATATTCGAAAGTGTCAGCAAAAATATAAAAATCATTGTAATTTTCGAAAATATACACAGATCCCGACGGATATTCAGTGGTAGAATCAATCCTGTTGACACTGCTGATCACCAAAGTGTTGCCATCAAAATCTAATTTCTTTCCAAAGCGCTCGTTGGTCTGAGGTTTTGGACTGGTCAGTGTCTGGCTCAGTTCATACTGGGGATTGGTGCCTGTGGGGATTAATTTATACACGTACACCGCTCCGGAGTCAGTCAGAGCTCCTTCAAAAGTAGGGCTGCCTACTGCTATGAATCTTCCATCATCACTCACAGCCACAGAAGTGGCATATTCCGCCGAAAGATCAATCAAGTCACTTGGTGGTGCTATGATCTGTCTGTAACGATATCTGCCGTCATACAGAGAATAAACCGCAACTCTCTGTCTAGCAGGAGATGAATAAGTCAATGAAATGGCCAGTACTCCACCTGATTTGCTGATATCAAAATTTTCTGAAAAGTTGGAAAGATTAGTCAAATCAAGATTGCTGACGTCCAACAAAGGATCTGACGGAGATGGAGGCACATAGCCTAGATAATCCACACCTTCTGGCAATTCAGTCCAAAAATTAATATTGAAAGCACCAGCTGCTTGATTAGTTTTGCTTTGATAAATTTTACCACCTTGCTGCGCAAGATCACCTAGAAAATATGTGCTCGTCGTATCAAACACACCGGTATAATTAGGATCGATGGACAAATGCCATTTTTTGCTGGCATCATGCTGTATAAAATATATTTTGTCATCCAATGCAGTTGAGCTTGCCGTGCTCACAAATGCTACAGTACTGTTGCCAGATTGGCTGATCTTTATTTTACTGCCCAACCTTGCATTGTTTTTTTGATCTGGAGTGGTAAATGCCCCAACTGTATCATATGAACCTGCTGCAGTTTTTTCATACACCACAAATGCACCTTCGTTGGTGTAGGCAGATGCAGGACCACTGCCCACAGGTATGTTGAATACCTGTTTGTAATCCCTATTCTTTCGGAAAGGTGCGTTGGCCTGTCTTAAGATTCCATCCTGCTTGTCTTCATCCCATAGCCAATACTCTAATCCATTCACTTTGGTGTGATCTAAGTTCACCAAGCCGTTGATGTTATGCACAGCATGCAGCCCTCCAACCTGTGCAATATCTCCAATCGAGTCCACAGTGCTGATGTTGATGCTGGCAGGACTGCCACCGAATATATTTAAAATGGTGACTGTATCTCCTGCTGCGTAACCTATCCCAGCTCTGATAATCACAACTGAATCAATTACTCCGCCTGTACTGAATACCTGAACCTGCAGACCCACACCCAATCCTGTAGTGGTTGTTTCGTAAATGCCGCCGTTGGTGTAATTTGTGCCTGGCACAAGAGTGAGTAAGTTAAATGTGACTACTTTTGGCGCAAATTCTAACAGTGCAGTGTTCTGTGGCACACCACCCACTCCGCTCTGTACTGCTGTGCCTGTAGCGGACACTGTGAGTATTCGACCACCTGCGCTCACTGTGCTCACTGTGCCTGTGCAATTGTTGGCTGGAGCTGTTCCTTCTAGACTGCTGCCTAAGAACGTCAACTGATCACCTACAACATATCCAGAACCTGAATTTCTTATTTCTATGCTGTATGTGCTGCCTTCTCTGATTACGTTGAATAAGGCCCCAATGCCTGCGACTGAGTTGGAACTGGCAGATATATTGGCATAAATTTTTCTTATGCCCAAGAGTTTGAAAGTTAAATCATTGGTGATAGTATTTCCACCAAGTCTGTTGCCCAATATAGTGATTATGTCATCTTTCTGATAGCCCACACCTGAATCTTCCACACTCTGTATCACATACAGTGATCCTTGTCGCTCAATATTAAATCTTGCATTCACTCCTGCTCCTTGGCTGATTTGATCCGATGTTTTGATGTCACTCTGAGTGATGTTGGAGAATTGTGTCTTGGTGGCCAACACTGCAAAAGTGCAGTCATTCGTTCCTGATTCGCTGCCTAATAAAGAGCCATCAACAGTGAATGTGTTGCCAATCTGAAATTGATTTCCTGGCTGGACAATAGACACTGCATATGTAAGTGTGTCAGTTGACCCAGGCGTGGCATTGGTAATGATGGATTTTTCTATGTTAATCACGGCAGAATTATTCATCACCGAGGCTCCAGCAGCATCGATCACAAAGCTGTTTGTGATGTAATCTACATCTTGGAACTGTGTCTTCACATTGAGTATTTTAGTGTTTGTTGAATCTCCTAAAGCATCTTTCGCTTCAAACACAAACAAGCTGCCTGTGATGGCATTTTCTAATTCAGCGCTGTTTAATGGTCCTATATCTCTATGACTGGCACTGCTAGGAATATTTAGATTCACAGAAGAAATAATGTCTATTGTTTGTGCGGGTGTGAACGAACCTGATTTATTTTTAATATAGATTTGTAATACTGTTGCGCCACCAGCAGGAGAAATAGTCTTCACATAAGCCACTGTGGCAGTGCCTGTCACGAAACCAGTTAGAAAGCTGCCCGTTCTTGCTCTTATGGTATCACCCTCTGAAGGTACCCAAAAGTTGCCAGCAGACTGATTTGCAGTCACATACAATAGTCCATTCCATATATCATATATTTCTTTACGTGCCACAGTTGAGTCGTTGTTGTCCTTGCTGTTTACTGTGTCAAAGGTCAAATCGTCTGAAAGATTGTCTATTTCAAATCTTGCTAAAGAGTTTCCGGTGTATATGCTGTTGACCCACATGCTGATCTGTGCACTGTTGCTGACATATGGCAGATTATATTGATCACTGAGAGTTTTAGGCACTCTCACCACATATAGCTTGCTGTTTTGCACGCCTTTGGTTGCGGCACCCAGAGTGCCATCTTGTTCGTAATACTGTCCACCAGACCCCAAAAGTTCTGCAGACTTGCGGTAACTTAAAATAGCTATCTCTGAAGCTGCAGTTGGAGCTGTGGGCAAGGACACTGCTTGCTGTGCTTGACTGTCCAGGATGTTGATGAATGGTTTCACTGCTCTCGTATCTGCCGCTTTTATTATGTCCTGCACTATGAGAGATTTCTTTGAATCACTTTTGAAAGTGTTTGATTGTGTGTTTCCAACATCGAATCCCAGATTGATGTACCACCATCCGCCTAGATTAGCATAATCATCAGTCACTGTTCTTGTATAATTGCCCACTGGCAAAGAATTTTTCAGCAATGATCCTGAATCTGCAAATTGACCATTGATATTCTTTAGGTAGATAATTGTGCGCAGACCAATCTTTCTTTTGTAACACACTGTGCCCGATGCCTGATCCGACTCCAATACATCATTAACATTCACGTCAGTGGTAGTAATCGCTACATTAAGGATGTCATCAACTTTGTGTTGTATCACATGCTGTCCATCAATGAAAGATTTGTCTATGCCGGTAATATTCCCGTCAAATGGCACATTGCCTGTGCCCGATGGATAACTGGTATTGAGCAGATTCCACAACAATTGTAATTTGTCGCCCACGTCTGTGCCATTGTATTGTTCTAATGAAGCTCTCACTAGTATATGATCAGTCACTATAGGAGTGGCCAATGTGTCATTAAGCGTATGTACGTAATCACCTCGCAATAATATTTTAAGGTCGGGATAACTATTTTCAAGGTTGTTGTACAAAGTCTCATATACGAAAGCAGCGCTATCAAAGGTTGTGAAATTCACACCCGCTGAATCTCCTGGAATATTCACAAGATCAGCAGGCAAAATTGGTTTTAACACCTGCCATAATTGCTCATTGTGTCTCACAATGTCACCATTGACATAGTTGAAATCTGGATCAAAGTTACCTTGGTAATTGCTTTTCACTTGACTAGCCTTGGGCGCACCGACTATGAGATATCTTCCATCGGCACTGAGTGCTAGACTGGCTCCGAAATCATCATCTGCATTGCTCCAGAGAGCTGAAGGAGAACTGATTTCCTGACGCAATGTGAAAGTATTTGCGCTGGAATCTCTGCTATAGATATAAACGGAATTGTTTACGTTGGCCACTGCCAACACTGTGTTGTCGCTGTTGGCAGCCATAGCCAAGCCAAAACTTGCAGTGGAGTCATCAGCAGGATTAAGAATTTCTTGATGTTTCTGCCAGGAAGGAATATTTTTAAGAGTTACCCAACGATCATTGTTGTCATTTTCCACCCATAACAATTCTCCTGACATCTTTCCATTATCGATCAAATGAGCATTTACCTCACTCAGATCTGCCAGTTTTGCGCCGATAAAGATGCCCAGTGTGCCAGTGCTGCTGTCAATTGTTTCATTGGTGGTGCCGTTTTTAAAACAAGTTATGATGTTGCCCGACACATTCTTAACCTTTAACAACTGAGTGATCTGATTGACCCTAACAGAAATTATTTGATTTGCTTGAATGTTGGCGTTATATTGTGCCACTGTCACAAGCACGTCGTCGCCGCTTTCTGCCACTGACGTCACTGAGTTTTTGATTGTAGTGCTATAATCAAGAGGGTCTACAGTGATCAATTTGTGTTTGTACACATTCCAACTTTGTTTTTCAAAAGCTATCCATACATATTGATTGTAGGTTAATGTTGCAGCATTTACTTGAAGAATATCATCATAATTTTTCAAAGTGTAATGCACATCATTAGGATCCACAAAACCTGCAGTTCTTACATAGCCTTCGGATACGTATTTGCTGGGGAAAGGTTTGTGATCATAATTTTCCGGAGTTAGATAGGCATCACCTGATTTAATTTTATAAACGAAATTAGTGGTTTCAAAAGTTTCCACATCTGTCAACTCAATTGGTTGTGGGTTAAGTCTAAATTGTTTTTCATCCAACAAGTATTCAACTTCATCAAATGCGTTGACTGCCCCAAACTGACCTGTTCTGATGGCCCATTCCTCATGGAACTCTATGCTGTCTTTGTTTGCACTGGCCAGTGAATTAAATAATTTTTCCAACGCATTCTTGGTGCCTTTGTCCTGTAGGAATCCTTGATAGAATTTGTATTGTGCCACATCATCATTGATGATATTTTGTAGATATTGTCTTTTTTGATAACCTATCAAATGCTGAGCTAACTTTTGTTGCTCCACATCAAAATTGTCTGTGTCCAAATCATAGAAATCACCGAACTGATTAGTTTTGTATTCAAAGTTGGGTTTAAGACTGCTGACTGGTTTTTCCGCCAGTTTAGTCCATTTGTCAAATGCAAACGTACTGCTGCCTGCCACAAATTCATTAGCACTGTAGAAAAATTGTTTGTATTTTACCACATCGCTCATGTTGAAATCTGTGAAAGCATTCCACTCTTTTATTATTACCTCATCAAATATAAATCCTGGCACGTTTAGACCACCAGTCCAGTTGCTAGCCACATATCCTATCACTTTTATTCTATCTTGTCTGTATCCAGGAGCTAGGTCGTAAATCACGTCATTGAACACTGTAACATTGTCCACTAGGACCATATGTTCTTTTTGCACTAGGGGAATTTTTACAAAATATATTCCATCTGTGGTGTTTTTTGTGGTCAAACAAAAATAATTGTTTTGTCTTAAAACATTTAATTTGTTTCGAGGCAGTTTGGATCCATCTGTTTTGAGCACTGTAAAATCATAAAAATTATCAAAAATATTATCAGCCACAGAGTATGTGGTTTGCAGTTCTAATTTTTGTGCAGCTGGACTCAATGATAGCACAGCACCTTCCCTCCAGTTCTGTGTGGACCAGAACATAAATTCTTGGGCACTCAGTCTCCAGTTTTCTACAGTATTGATCTCTTTGTTGTAATTGTTAAAGATGAAACCTTTCGACAATAGATATCTGTTGTAACCCAATAAAAAATTCACAACTGATTGCACGTCTGCCAAAACTGTGCCATAGTCTAATGTGGCAATTTTGTTTGCATATTGATTGCTGAACGTAGCCACAGCACCACCATCTATGGGTAACTCCGTCAGCAGCGTGTGTTTGGTGCTATCAAATTGCGCTCCGCTCCTGTAGTCTCTCAAGACTCTGTAATAATTGTTTCTTTCAAATACTATTTGACCAGCTGTGAAGATTGTGTTGGCATTGAATTTTATAAATGATCTGCTGATGCCTCCAACTTTTTTTACAGTATCCTGAGCAGTGGTTATTGGCGGATAGTATTGAAACACAGGATTAAACTGATCATATCCTCTTATCATATATCCTGACGCTAATTTTTCCACCATCACACCGCTGTACACCAATACTTCAATGGGTGTACTGGTATTAAGATGTATTGTGTAATTTTCATCAGGCACAAACACATTGTTCTGATTCAACGGAGATCTGCTGTCCAACAATAGTTTAAATTTTTCTTTCTGCGTGAATCCTTTCACTCTTATCCCTAGATTTTGAGTTAAATTTTTAACATCGCTCTGATAATTTTTATAATTTTTCAGCACATCTGTTTTAATATAGTTGCTGATATAGTTGATCAAGCCTGAAGTGTGCACGTATTCCTCATCTACACGACTGTTGGGAAACACAAGATCCTGCAAAGTTAATCTCTTATTTGTTTCTGTGTAAATGATCTGATTGGTAATATCTTTTTTGATTCTAGATGCATCAAAATACACACTCATGGTGTGTGCTGGTCTGTTCAGCAGCATGGCTTTCAATAATGAAAATGGATAGTGTGAACTGCGTCTCCAGGCAGTTTCTGTGGGCGCTTGATCGCCAAATTTGTAAGCACCCAAGGATTGTGTGTACACAAAATTGTCAGCATATCCGCTGTCATAAGGACTGAGTAGTTTACCATCTTCGTCCACAGGCAGATGATTCAATAAACTTGTGCGTTTGTATTTGTCGTCATACAATAATTTCTTACCTGGTTCCCTAATCACACCATTCTGAAGATCTTCCCAAAGAATTAAGTTGTCACTGGTGTAGGGTGCTGGTCCATACACTGTGGTCCACCAAGTGGGCTGCTCACTGAATCCAAGCATCTCCCATGGATGTGTGTGTGGTCTGTCGGTGTCATAGGCCTGCTTGTACACAGCACGCCAAAATCCTGGTAGGCGTGTATCATCAAATGCGAGCATTTTATTGTGATTATATGTGAAAGTTTCTGCAATGTTGAAAAAATCATTGGCAGTGAAATCTAACGTGCCCAACGTGTTGTTCCAGTTGATAAAATCAGCTGCCATGCTGCTGTCAATGCTTGACACGTCGATACCTGTGCTGCGATCTTTGCTTGGCACAAAGTCATGAATGTTTCTGCAATACTTGTCATATTCAATCTTAATATTGTTATAGATACGCATTTCTAATTCGATCAACAGATCATCTCTGTAATCATCATAAGCAACCATGATGCTGCCATCATGTCCTTGTATAACATTTTTTGGAGTAATATAAGTGTCATCCAGATATTTCATTGGTTTGAATCTGGGATACAATCCTAATTTTGTAGGAGTTGGCGGAACATAATTTCCATCTGTAGATTCATATTCTATCACAAGCACTTGATCGCCTGCCGACAATGTTTTGTTTATTAAGCAAAAATTTTCTGCAGTAAATTCATAATCTATTCCGTGCATCAGCTGTGTGTCGTTGACATACACTTGCACTGCTTTATTGCTCAGCACTGACATTGAAAAAGGTTTACTTAGGGCAAAATATTTGTTGCTGTCGTCCAACACTGTGAACACATTTTTTTTGGCAGCTCCATAAGGAAACATGTCGCTGAAATAGAACGGCATGTTATTATTTTTTTCTAAATTTATTTCTTTTAGTATTTTATCAACATGCTCTCTAACTGTGCCGTCAAAGTTGCTTGTTTCAGCAGTTTGTAAAAAAGTTTTTTTAAATTTGTCGTATTCTTTTTGTGCATATCTCACAGCTTTGATTACATTTATTTCTTTGTTTAGAAGGTGGTATAATGCAATGTTTAATGGACCGCTGTGCTGCACAAATTTTGTTCCAAAAGTAGACAAGTTGCCTATGTCTCTTAGATTGTTAGATCCTGGATTATCGCCTATGAAATTGTCCAATTGTGCCACGATGCTTTCCACGTGATTGGAAACTTCTCCAAATGTGAAATTTTCTAGTTTTTCATTGAAAGGATTACTTTCAAGATTGATTGGAATTTCATAATGTCCTTGATCTGACTTGGCAGCAGCACTGTGGCTTTTCAAGATAATAGACTGTCCTGCACTCAGATCATTGTTCAATCTCACGTGCAATACTTTATTAATGTCCACTGTTTGATATTCGCTCCTATTGATACCAGCAGCCGTGAGCACAATTTGCCCTTGCATGGATGTGTGGTATTGACAGTTGTAGTAGTAGATTCCCGATGCATAGCCTGTGGTGTTCCAGGTCACTGTGCCAGTCTGCGAGCCGTTGTTTGTTACTCCTGTGCTCAAAGCGTTGCTGAGTCCCGCGCCCGCCACACTTTTTAAAATAAACGGATGCCCGTTTGCGCTGACATTAAATGTAAGAGTGTCACCCACTGTGGCATTGATAGTAATGTTATTTCCTATAGCATCTCCTGAAAACACATAGGTTTCAGATGCTGCATTGGTTACGAAATAATTTTTGTTCAAAGGGAAAGTATTCAGCTGAGCTGACGTGGAATCCAACAGTAATTTATTATCCACGTAAACTTTTAGAATTAAATCATTCAACAGTGCACTGTTTTTGTAAACATCCACAGCAAAGTCATTCACTTGTTCAGCAGCAGTGTATTGTCTGACCACCATTTGTTTGCTGACACTGTGTGCCTTGGTCCAGCCGGACACACTGGTAAAAGTGGTGCGATCGCTGTATTTTTTTAAATATCCCACATCAGTGTTGATAGATAACACATCTTCACCAGATTGATATGTGAACGATTCAGTGACTAGTGGAAAATCAAAAAGTATATCTCCAACATTGTTGAAATTTCTATATGCCAGTGGGAATCCTAGTTCAACATCAGCAGTGCCAACGCCTTCCCTATAATTAAAAATTTTGTTACCTAAAAAATTGTTGCCTAAATATTTTACAGGATCGCTATAACTCGTGCCTTCACTGTCACACAAGTCAAACAATGGACTTTCATTAATTTTTGTTTTGGACTGAGCAATTTTCCAACTGTTGCCATCGTAGTGATACATCCTACCTTGGTTCACTGTGCCACTGGCAACCAATACCACGTCGCCTGTCTGTGGAGCACCATCGTCTGTGTCAAGCAATGAAATTTGTTTGTTGGTTGGGTCACCATCTCCACCAAAGTTTATGATGTTTACTTGGTATATTCTGTTCTTCACCAATGTGTCTGTGTCAGCAGTCACTAATATTCTCATGTCTTGGACCAGATTTACTCCATCAATATTATATCCTGTGGCTCCTTCTATATTGGAAAACACGTCTTTGGTAAATGTGTCTACCACATCCACATATTGTTTGGCTTTGGTTCCAAAATTAAATAATTTTAAACCTGCATCAAATTCGATGATTGGTCGCTTGGCCCTGTTTATCTCATTGCTGTCCAATACATTGTTGTTGTTGATTGCTGAGGCTTGCAACACTGATTTGTGCACCCACTTGTTGGACCTAGTCCAAGGATTTAAATCAGGCGAATTTTTTTTGATTACTATGTAATCTTTCAATTCTCTGTCTGGGTTATCGATTTCAAAAGCAGTCTCGTCGAAATTTTCTGCATCAAAAGCTTCAATTGTTTCATCTGCTAGATCATTGGGAGATAGCAGATCTCTTTCTTTAATAAGCACTATTGCAGATCCCACTCCCTCCACATACCATTCATCTGTGGCGTATTTTACAGGAGTGACAACTCCTTTGAAATTAATTTTCATCCCATTGGACAATTTAGTGCCATTCTGCAGTGTGTATGTCTTCTTGCCAATAATTTCTTTTTCCACATCTATTGTTGTGTTTTCTTCAATGTCGGCAATTTTTATTAATCCATAAGCATTGATATCGTTTTGCGAAACATAATACAAAGTGTCTGGAGTGTTATAATTTACTGTGAATGTCACTGTTCCTTTTTCCACAAATTGTTTGTCCACATCAGGAATAGATGCCACGCCATCATCGTAGATGTTGTCTAAATCTAAAGTTCTAGCAGTCTTAATGGTGAAAGGCATACCAGGAGTATCAATGCTGAACTGATATGTAACTCCTCTGTACAAAGTAATGGTTGGATTTTGTGTCAATCCATCCGGAGTCAGCACATAGGCATAGTTGTCCAGATTGTCTGCCAGCTTCACTGTGTATTGACTGTTCAATTGCTGCTGCTGACCTGTAATCGAGATGATCTCAGGGCCTTCCGGCAACCAATAATATTCTCTAAAATTTACAAATTTATCCCAATCAATGTTGGAATTCCAACTGTAATATTCTTGTGAATTGAGTGTGCTGTGATTTGAAGTGTTACCTCCTAATATTTTCAATTGATTAATATAGTCAATATAATCTTTAGTGAAAGTTATGTTTCCTAGATTATCCTTTCTGACCACCACGGGCTCAAACTGATAATTCTGTCTATCAGCACTTATTTCATTAATGTAGTTGTCTTCCGCACTGAATGATTTTGCTGTTTTCCTGCCGTAAAAGGCACTGATTTTTTCCACCGTGCCTGGAGACAACAATTGATCTACTGTGCTGTATAAAAATTTTTTATTTACGGCTGTGCGGAAATATCGTGGCAGTAAGTCCGCTGCATTTCTTTCCTGTTTGGTTTCATTACCTGAAGGAAGATTTGGTTCGTTTTGATCGTTATCGTATGCCATAACTTTGTTTTTATTTTAAGGATAAGAGTAACTACCGTCTCCACTGCTTGATGAAATACTGCCTGCAGCAGCACTGGTAACGCCCACGTTTAGAGTGGATGTAGATGTTACCACAGTGCCACTTGCTTTAAGTCTTGAGGCTGTGACTGCATCAATTATTTCAACGTCGTTCACTGTTGCACCACTTATAAAAATTTCGTCGCTTTCAGATTTAATTTCAAATAAACTACCAAAGGCTTGAGTGCTCTGCGCAGGTACAATCACGAAAATAACAATGTCAGGAGCCAGTTGATTCATTACATAGGCACTAAGTTCTGAAAAATAAAACACATCACCAAAATCCCAATTCTCAAGGGCAAAATATTGATTGATAGCCTGTATGACTCGCACTTTTATGTCATCGTTGTTTACCACTTCGTTGGCATTTTTTACCACCTTGAAGGTTGCCTGAAATTTAGTGTCTGCTTTATCTCCGAATAAAATCTTGTATTTGACTGGGTGATAAATTACTTCATCGCTGATTGATTTGATAAGATTTATGTCTTTTCCAAAATTTAGATACATTTCATCAGAACTCATTGTCAAAGGCTTGCTGTTTATATTTCCGTCTAGATATGATCTAAAATTATTATCATATGTTCTGGTCAGCATGTATATGTCTATTATGTTGGTGATGCTGGGATCAATTCTATTGGTTAGATTGGCACTGTGCAGATATTGAAATTTCAAATCACTTCTACCAACAAATGCTTTGTAATTTGTGTTATTTTCTAAAGTCATTGTGGAAACATTCAATGTTTTAAAGACATTCAAAGGCACAATATAAAATGTGATTGTTTCAGTGTACTGATGCAGTGATCCTATTGCAGCCACGCTTATCTTTGGCACTATGTTTTCAGCCAAGGCATTGACATATCGATAATCTTCCACACCATCTGCACTAGTGATTTTTTTCTGATAGATATATTTTTTATAATCTATGGTGGTATCAGTGCTTTGAGGTATAAGAAGATCAAACGAGTCTGGTTGATCCATTATCCCGTCATCATCCGAATCAAAAAACGTAATCTCAATTTTTTTGCTGTCCACGTAGCCGGCAGCATCTCTGTATTCTGCAACCACTTGCCAATCAATATTTTGTTTAAGCGCACTGGTCGATGGCGCAGGTTGAGTGTTGATATTTAACACGGAAATCTTGTCTTTAATGATTCTCCCTGTTGTGTTATTAAAATTTTTGTCTGTGCTTTCATAATAAAAACGTATTTCTTTGTCACTTTCAAACACGTATCGTATGCCCCTATAGGTCACTGTGTATAATTCTGTGTCTGTGGTAAACAACAACAACCAACTGGCATCTAACTGCTGATTGCTGATATCACCTGTTTTGCCTATGCTGAAATCTGCATAAAGATTGAGATCGTTTTCACCAATGATTTCCCAGTCTTGCACTGTGCTGTCATATCTCAATCCAAAAATATTATTGGCAAATATTTCATCCAACATGCGTAATTTGATATCTTGCGATAGATTTGTAGTGAATTTTGGGATTATTTGAGTCAGTATTGCTCCAGTAGGAATCACATCATTGAAAATTATAGGTCCTGAGTCATCGTTTTGTATCACTGTGCCGTCATCGATTATTCTAGCGACCGTAGCCCATCGCACAGTGCTGTTGTCTCCAGCTTCATTGACACTGCTGGTTAATTTGTTATCATTAGTAAAAAATTGTCCTACAGGTGGCGTAAATTTTAATTTTGCTCCAATTTGCAAATTTTTTAACACACTGGCAGTAAATCCAGCCACAGGCATTACATTACTATTTTCATCGGTCAGACGGCCTGTGCTTATGTTGGTGAATCTGGTTGATTGATTCCAGGTCGCCACCACGTCGGTGACCAATATCTTGTTAAAATTATTCAGATAAAAATTAAATAATTTTGGTTCAGCTAAGATAGGTTCGATGTTGTTGTTGATTACTCCCTCGATGTCAGTTCGACTCACATAACTGAAATTTATAGTATCCGTTAATATTTCTCTGTAAATTACTCCATCATTGCCATACAGATTGGTGCTGCTGTATTTGCCTGTGGCATCTAATAAATCTAAATATCTTGATACCCCGCTGCTGATCCTGTTCACTGCTTTCACTTTTATTATTTCTTGATTCACAGCCAATGGAGCTACATTGTAATCCTCTCCTGTGATCATTCTGTTCTGTGTGTAGAAAATAGAAGGAGCGTTGGTTTTGATAGACTCAGTAGTTTCATTGCTGCTGGCATTGTCCACTGTGTACTGCAGTGACATATTCACCGTGAGCACTTCACTTTTGCCTGTCACACTGATATAAGGCACAGTGATTGTTATGTTGGACATGTCCGCGGGCACAATTTTAAATGATGTATTGTCGCTGGTTCTGTAATAAATTTTAAACGCACCTTTGGGCACGTTTCCAAATGTGCCGTCAGCAAATTGAAGATTGATTCTGTCTTCGGTCTTGGTGATCACGCTGTAGATATTTCTGATAGATTTCGCAGTGCTGTTGTAGATCACATTGTTGCCTTCGGTAGCACTCACTTTGGTCCACAATTCAGTTTCGTTTTGATCATTGTCCAATGCATAGAGCCAGACGTCTGTCTGGTTGATGTTCACAGCATCTATTGACACTATCTGATTCGGCACTGATAGATCCACGTTGAATGTGCCTTGTTGCAGAGTGCCTTGTCTAAAATGGAAAAAAAATCCAGTGTTGCTGCTGGCACTGCCCTTGCCATCTTCTTTGTAGATGAAAGTTAGTTTGTTTGTGGGCAACGGTGCTAATTCTTGTAGTTCTCCATCATTTATATCCACGCTGACTATTTCGAAAGTTAGATTTCTTCCATCTATACTTTTGTTAAATCCAAATATCGGAACCTGTTGTAAAGCTGAATTACACTGATACAGCTCGACTGGCAAATTGTTCACTGTGTCTTTTTTATTGGGTCGACCTATTTTTGTGTTGACCGGCAACAGCGTATTCATAATTTTTACAAATTGTTCATACCAATCCTCGTTGCTGGGATCATTCCATATGATGGTTTGATTGCTGAGATTTATGTTGTTGCTGTCAATTATTTCTTCGGTGGTAGATATGGAATCTATTTTTAACAAGCCATTGGCACACTGATTACGCTTGGCGTTGTAGCTCAACAGTCTTGCAAGACGCAGCACTGATTCTCTGCGTTCTGCCAGTTCTATGAAATTTTCTCTGGCATTTAAGTCAATTCTAAAAGCAATGTTTTGGCCCAAGAAAGCGATAAGGTCAATCAGTGCCAAGTACTCGCTGCTTTCTAAATAATCGTTGAAGTCTTCGGGGTAGTTTTGACGCAGATAGTTGATCATGGATCTGCGTAGGTTGTCAAAGTCATAACTTTGAAAATCAGCGTTTCTAAAGCTCTGATAGATTTTTTTCCAATCCTCTGCCAAAATTAACCTATTGAGTCTATCTGTGGATGACATGCTTGTTCCTTTAAAATTTATACTTATTTATTTTAAATGATAAACTGAGCAGTTAATTCTAGTTGATTAATCCAAGATTTTCATCGAATTTTAAACGCAAACTTTCAGATATGTTGTAGGTCAGATAAGTTAACGCACATTCAATCTGGATTCCGCTTTCATAGGACTCCACAACCACGTTATTGACCTGAACTCTGGGGTCATAGTTGATGATTTGGGTGACATTGTCAATTATTGCTGTTTTCATGCTTTCTGTTAATGGTTCAAACAGTGCGTCCCATATGATGGTACCAAATTCAGGATTTTCTAATTTTTCTCCCTGACGAATGTGTAAATGATTGATCAGATCCTGTTTGATCAGTGCTATGTCATACAGATTGAAACTGTTGGCATCAGGATTCACTGTGCTGATACCTCTGTATGATCTAGGACCCAGGGCAGCACTGATGATCTTTGATTTCACCGTGATGTCTTTGTATAATTTTTTTTCTTTGCTGCTCATATGAATATTTATGTGCTATCCTCCTATGAAAATTTTGCTGGACACAGAAACAATTTTTGCCTCATAATTGTCTCCATTCACTTGATCTCCCAATCTTGCCACCAGCTGTGCCTTGCCGTTGATCAACACTTTGGCAGAAGCAGTGACTATCTTGCTGGTGTGTCCACAATCAGCACGCACTTCATCTCCCAGTCTGGCATATCCTCTCTGTTGATTGCCTATCACATTCTGTGACGATGAAATGATTTCTCCAGACTGATCACCGTGTATGTCACAGGTACCTTCTGTTTTGTCTCCCAATCTTGCTAATCCTCTGATGCTCATAATTTAAATTTAGGTTTATGGATAAAAAATTTTATTAATATCTTCGATCATATCAGTGGCTGCTGACAGCATGGAATTTTTTTGAGCTAAGAATGCTGCTCCAGCTGATTCACCAGCTGCCTTCACTTGATTGAGAGCTGTGCTGGCTGCTGCTTCTAGATTGGGTATGCCTTCACCTGCTGCTTTGGATAGTATGCTCTCTAACTCAGGCACTAGGGCTGTGATGTCTTCTGGCAATCCTGCCACTGTGTCTGTGACTCCTGCGCAACCACAAGCGCTGGTGATGTTGACCGACTGCACCAACAACGGTTTCAAACTGTCCAAAGAGGATTCAATGCCTCCCACTGATGCAGTGATAGTGCTGACTGCACTGCTGGCTACGCCTTCAAATGTACTTAACGCTTCTGTGAGGTCATCCAACGCACCTGGATCTAAAGTAGACACATCAATACTGTCCAACAGCGATCCAAGATTGACCGATCCCAGTTCAGGCAATTCTATGTCACCGGTCAAAAGATTGCTCATGTCACCAGCCACTGCCATCAGTTTGGGAATTTGTGCCTGCACCGCTGCCTCAGCGTCTTTGGCCAATTGTATTGCATCACCCCCCACTGTGGCTCCCAAGGTGCCCATGAGGTCGCAGGCACTGCCTGCTGTGAGTGTGAGATCTTTGGCTTGCTCCTTCATGGAGTCCAGACTGGAAGTAAGTGCTTCTGGTATTATCATATGATGCTCTTGTTAAATGTGTCAGGTATGCTGGACAGTTCAGTGCCTTCAATAGGTTCAATGGTATTGGCATCTGTCTTGCCTGTGCTGACTCTGGTTGGATTTAAATTCTCATGCTGTGACCAAGGTTCATGCTGTGGCACTCTTTTCATGATGTTGCCATAGCTTTCACCAGGATTGTTGTGTGTGCT